GGCGAACGCCGTGAGCTTCGGGGCCACGACCTGATCGATGAGCGCCGGGGTCGCATCAGCCTGCTTCTCACCGAGGGTGATCATCAGGTTGGTGACGAGCGAACGCATCGGGACCGCAAGCCGGTACGCCGTGGCGTTCGGGCCCTCGCGCGGGCTCGGGTACGCCTGGTTCGTGTTCTGGGTGTGCATGAGCGAACCCAGAGCGGTGGTCGTGTCGCCGTAGAGATCCTGGTCGTTGTAAACACGACCCGGATCGATGACGCCGGTCAGGCTGCCCATGTAGAGCTTGGTGATCTTGAGGTCACGGCCGAGTTCGCCGGAGTTGCCGACGCCCTGGCTGGTGACGACGCTGTCACGCCAGACCGGATCGAGGCCGGCGAGGAACACCTTGAGAGACTTGTTGAGAACTTCCTGGATGCGGTTGGACTGCCGGTCGAAGATCGAGCCGGTTGTTGCGAATGGCATGTGTGTTGCCCTTTATGTCAGATTGCGGATTCACCGGGAGACGACGCCAAGGCCCGCTTGATGGTGTCCGAGGCGAATGCCTTGACGTCCGACTCAACGTCGGTCAAGGACATCCCAGCCTTGTACTCAGGTGCGGGGATTGGCTTGCTGCGCAGAATCTCCTGCGCGTCGAGTCCGGAGACCGTTTCCGACGACCGACCGAGCTTGTCGATGTCGCCGATTACCGACCGGAAAGTGCCCACGACGGGCTCAACTGCCTTCTCGACCTCCTCGGACATCCATGCGTCCTCGAAGGTTCCCGCAGTGGCACGACGAGCCTGCATGCGCTCCAGAGCCCGCTGCTCGAGTTGTGCTCGAAGCGTCTGCTCTGCCTGCTTCACGCCTTCGTCGCCCCGAGTACTGCGGGCGCTCTCGATAAGCCTCTGGAAGTCCGCATTGCTTTTCAACGCGGTATCCAGTTGGCGGTTCAGGTTTTCGCGGAGCTCACGCACCCGCATCTTGTGGAGCTCAGCCCGCTGGGCCTCGAGCTCTTGCCGAAGGATCTGTTCACGTTCTGCGGTCATGGTGTCCTCTTGTTCACCCCCACTGGAATCTTCGATGTCCTCGTTCTCGTCCGGCAGGTCGGGAAGCTCGATCTCCTCGACCTCATCCGGTTCCTGGGCGGGTGCCTGGCGGGTGGCCTCCAGGTACTTGCCGATCTGTTCGTCTTCGTAGCCCAGGTTCTCGAGCACGTTCCGGATCGCGTTCTCGCGCCGGTCCTGGGTGATGCCCGCCTGGAACAGAACGCCGACCTCCTGGAGATCCTTCTGCAAGGTGTCGTTGATCTCGACTGCTTCCTGGAGGTCCTTGCGGTTCTGCATGAGGTCCGCCAGCGTGACCTCGGTTCCGTCTTCGAGCGTGATCTTGGTCGTGGGGTCCATTTACATCCCTTGCATCGGAGCCATCTGCGGCCCAGGAGCTCCCTGCTGGAGACCCTGTAGCTGGGCCATCTGCTGGTCCAGTCGCCCCAGCATAGCCATATCGTCTGGATTGGGAAGGGCGTTCGGAAGTACCAAGCCCATAAAGCTCATGAGGGTCTTGTGGTACTCAATGAAGGCGTTCTGCACCTCGGCCGACGCCACGGCCATGGTGGGTCCAGCCATGAACGAGTTGAGCACCCGGATTTGCATCTCGGGCTTCGTGGTCTGCGGCGTCAGCACCACCTGTCCCGGGCTCTTGCCGTCACCGTAGAGGAGCAGGCAGTTTCGCACAACGGACTCGTACGCGCTCTGATGCTCGTCGGTCCACATCGCGAAGTCCAGGCCCTCCTTCAGCGCGAACAGCATGAAGGTGTCGGGGTCGATCTGGAACTGCTGCTGGAGCTGGAGGGCCTCCTGCTTGCGGGCCACCTTGCTTCGCGGGTTGATGTCCTTGATCTTGAACGACAGCTGCCCGAGCGACGGCAGTGGGTTCTGCTCGAAGCTGACAGCCATCGTCTCCGGATCCACCACGACGCCGGCCAGGTCGAGGGTGAGCTGATCGACCGTGAACGTCTTCGGGCTGAACACGACCTCGCGCACCGTGCCCGCCAGCACCGCCCGGTAGCAGTCACCCCACGCCTGCTGCACACCGGCAGTGGGGGTATTCATGGCGCGGTTGACCTGCTCGTCCAGGAACTGCAGGCCAGTGGCCGAGTCCACCCGGCCCTTCTCCGCGATCAGGTCGCGGATCGGATTGAGACGGTCGATCTGCTGGACCGCGAACGCGCTGATCTTGCCGGGCACGTCGCCCGAGTTGAACGGCGTGATGTTGAACGGACGGAAGCCCTCGCTGATCGGATCGGGCTCCCACGGGAACACCCGCAGTCCCTTGCCGACGTCGCGCAGCATCGTGTTCGCGTTGAAGGATCCGTGCGGCAGAACGAGGACACCGTACCGATCGATGTCGTGCACGTTCTTGAAGAGCTGCTTCTGGAGCTTCTCGGCCTCGCGGCACAGAGGGAACAGCAGGTCGAAGACGCCGGCTCCATGGAAGGTGCCGTTCTCCATGAACCGGGCGAACCCGATCGGACAGTAGACCTCGCGGCCGTCCAGGTCCTCGTCATGGATCACGTACTCGCCGCTCGTCACCACGTAGCGGGTGACGGTGTCACGGGGACCCTTGAGCCAGAGCTCACGGACCTTGACGACCTCGAGCGCATCGTACTTCGGATCCGACCCCGTGACCTTGCTGTCGGAGTACTCCACGTTCGATCCGAGGGTGTACTCGTTGGCGGTCTGCTGCTCGAAAGTCTCGCCCGGCTTGATCGTGTAGAACTCGAGCCGGTCCTTGTTGCGGGTCACCTTCGGGCCGAACACGTCCTTCAGGTACTCCATCGAGACCATGCGCTGCCTGAGCAACCCGCGCTGCTTCGTGTAGTCCTGGGTCAGGCTCGGGAACGGGAACAGCTCCATGGGGTGCACGACCTCAAGGTCGGCGGTCATGCCCACCGTGGGGTGGTTCACCATGTGACCGGTGATTCCGCACGAGCCGAGGAGCGCGAAGATGTGGTTGAACTGCGGCACCACCCGTTGCAGCTGGTGCTCGGAGACGACCTGGTCCAGCATGATCTGCGCGATCGAACGCTGGCGGATCGAGCTCAACGAGGAACCGACGCGCTGCACCAACGGCCTGTAGTCCAAGGACGACAGGCGGCCGGAGATCTTATCGACCGCGCTCAGGAGCTCGCTCGACTGGAACTCCATCTTCTCCTCGTCGTCGAGGTACGAGTAGCGGACGGTGCCGCTCACCGGGTCGAAGACGTCAAACTGCCTGGCCCCCATCATGTAGTACAGGGCCACCAGCCACGTCGCCCGGCGGTACGACAGGCGGTTCTGCTCCCGTTCGCAGTGCTCGTCGATGATCCGAGCCAGCATCATCGGGTCTTTGGTCAGCTTGATCGGGTCGGTTGACATGCTTTACCTGGGCCTTCTTGGCCGCATACCCACCAGGGATCATGCGGACGGATTCCTTGACGGGAACATACTGCACGACGGTATCACGGGCCGGCGTGTCCACCCCCACTGAATCGAGTGGGCGGACCTGGACCGAGGGATGCCGGGGACCATTGCCGTAGTAGGAGAGGCAGAGGATCCCTAACCAAGAATCGGAGATTGTGACGGTCTGACCCACCCCGCGATCCAGTGGGGGTTCCTTCTCGACGGCCGCCCCGAAGTACCAGCGGGCCATCGCGTCGAACAGGGATTGGGAGATCGTGTTCTCAGATCTTGTTTGTCTTTGTGGTTGTTGGGTGTGGGGTTCGTGCATCCAGGATCTCGTGGATCTGTTCAGCGGTCAGGCTATCGAGGTTGAGACCTTCGCCAATGTGCCGGCCGTTGTCGAAGAAGTCGCCGTCGCGCAGGCGCTCGAACAGGCTCTTGTCGGCGGCGACCCCAGGCGGCTTGGCCAGACGGCCACGCAGGACGAACTGGGACATGGCGACCGCGTCGATGCAATCGTCCTTCTCAAGGCCGCCGTCCTGGGCCTCGGGGTTGAACGACTCGACTTGGTCGAAGAGGTGGCGCCACGGCAGCTGGGCCCGTCGCCAGAGGGGAAGCTTGATCTTGCCGTGCTCGAACCGGAACTGGAGACCGGCGATCTTGTCCTGCTTCTCCGCCATGCCCGGGTTCAGCTTGACGATCTTGGGCAGGTGGGCCACGCCGGCCATGTCGTTGGCGCGGGTGGAGACGATCGACTGGAGGGCGTTGTAGAGCGAGACGCCCTGGCGGATGGCTTCGGGATGCACGGTCGGGCAGCGCCAGCGATCTGCCATCTCGAAGGTGGCTCGGACCAGCTCGGACTCCTGACCCTGGCGGGCCCAGAGGTCCAGGACAAACAGGTCGTTCTGCGGGGTCACGGCCATCAGGCACACGACCTTGAAGTCGGAGTCGGTGCCCGAGGTGTGTGAGGTGTCCGAGGTCATGAAGGTGCGGCAGTAGGATCGCAGGAAGTCCTGGATCGGCATCTTCCGCAGATCGTGGTTGTCGCCGTTCCGCTCGTACCAGCAGATGTGCGCGGTGGAGGACAGGGGCTGGTCCAACCGGTCGTCGATCTCCTCGTACCACCAGCCGTGCTTCTGCTGGTTGAGTTCCCCGAAGAAAGAGTCGGTGCCATCGCCAGGGGACGCCATGTACTCGGAAGCGAAGTTGGAGCTGCCGATGGTCTCGCGGATCTCCTCGAGCGACAGGGCCTCCTTGAACCGGGGCCGGGTCTTGGCCTTCTCGAGACGCTCCTCCCGCGAAGTCGGCCACATGTCCGGCCAGCAGGACATCAGCTTGCCGTCGTCTTCGATGGCTGCGGGGATCACGAGACGGGCCCAGCGGTTGAAGCGGGCGTCCTTGGCAAGCAGGCCCTCTGGGGTCTCGTCGGTCTGCATCGCATGCCACAGGTAGTGGCGCTTCGACACGAACGTGCCCACCCAGTCCACGCCCGTGTCCGGGCGCGTGACCATGGGGATCACGATCTTGAAGAGCAGCTCGTCCATGTAGGCGCGGAGCACCGACATGGGGGTGGAGGACTTGGGGTCGTACTCGGGGTCGTCAAGCCGGTACCGGCGGGGACGGCCACCACGCTGCTTCGACGATGCGCTCAGGAGCCGGAGCCACGATCCATTGTTGAGGATCATGTGCTCCGTGCTGAAGGAGCCTTCGCCACGGCGGGGGACAATGCGGCCGTCGAACTCAGGGGAGAAGTCGTCGTGGATCCGCTGGTTGTGGATCAGCTGGCGCTTGATGCGCTCACCGACCTCGCGCGCGTTCGGGTGCGTGGAGGTGGCGTACACGAAGGAGTAGGCCGGCCGCGTGATCAGGCGGAGCAGCATGTCCTTGCAGTTGAGGTACGACTTCGCGGAGCCACGGGGCGCGACGGCGGCGGTCAGGCGGTACGAGGCCCACTGGCGCAGGAGGACCCAGTGGAAGTCGGGTGTCTCCAGAGGCGTGTCGTCGTAGAAGAGCGGATTGAAGTCCGCACCATCATCGGGCCAGAGGTAGTAGCGATCAAACCACCATACCGAGGCCACGAGGTTGTTTCCTCGGACCTCAAGATCGTCCTCGTGAAGGAGCCACTGGCGGCATGCGTTGACCCGTGCCAGACGCTGGCCGTCCTTGGTGAGGGTGTCGTAGTCCGGAGGTAGCGGATAGTTGTCGTTACCTTGCTCACGGGTCTGTATCCGCTTGATGTCCATCACTCAGGCTCCGGCCGGTACAGGATCAGCGGCGTACCCGGGCCGACGTAGGCGCACTCGATGTTGAAGCTGAAGAACTCGGCGGCTTCCTCGTAGCCCATCTGCTTCGACAGGATCTCGATGATGCGCTCGGCGTCGTACACGGCGAGGGCGGGTGACCCCCACTGAATCGCGTAGCCGATCAATGCGCCGTCCATGCCGTCGATGAACAGCGCGGCCGGGTTGATGCTTTCGATCTCGTCCTTGATGGCGGGAACGTACGCGACCTTGCGGACCTTCTGACGGAGCCGCTTGATGGTCTCGATGGCCTCGTCGATGGTCGAATGATCATCAGACGGGTAGTACTCCCTCATCACTTCCAGGCGATGTTCGATGTCTCCCACGGGCATGTTCCCTCCTCTCGAGATCGATGGTCGATAGTGTCAGCCCGATCCGCACCATGTCCGCGATGCTGTGGTACCGGCCGGTGGAATCTGAGTACTTGGCGCAGAGCAACCGCAGATCCTTGTGGGTCTGCTCGTCGACCCTCAGGGTCCTACTGGGGGCCCGAGGCACGGACGGACCCCTCTACGTAGATCTGCGACGATGCCAGGCAGCAGAGCGCTGCGAACAGGTTGGTTGGGTTGACGGCGGCCGGTGAGTGGACCCACAGGCGGGAAGCCACCTCGCGCCACTTCTCCTTCAGCCGCGACCCGTCGGAGACACAGAGCTCGTTGCGGATCTCGCGGCCGAAATCGGAAGCCCGGCCAACCACACGATCGAGCTCGATGATGCCCATGTCCTCCAGGGGGATCGCAGCCCATGCCGCGAAGTCCTCGTTACGCATCCCCTGCAGGCGCTGCTCCAGAAGTTCCAGAGTCTGCTGGTGGAAGGACACGTTTCGCGATCCCCGAAGTGCCAGGGAGGTTGAATCCCCGGACCTGGGAGAGGAGTCGGGATTCGGAGCGGGTCTGCTCGATGAGGGTTCCGTCTTCTTCATGGGACACCATTCTAACAGATCCGGTCGAGATCATGCCGTTCACTTCCGCAATTTCTCGTGTACGCCTATGCAATCTTTGTAGGGCGGCAAGCCTTGTGTTGTCCTCGAGGGAATTGCGGGCGATGTCGATGTACATCGAGAACTCCTCCTCGATGTCGAAGCCGGAGCGCTGAATGGCTGCAGCCGCCCCGTCGATCGAGAACATCGACCGGATCACGTCCTCGCCGTTCTCGATCTTTGAGAGTTCACGCTTCGCCATCTTCGCTCCTTGTGAATCCACTGATCGCCAGGCCAGCCGCAAGTGCAGCCACCATGAGCATCGGAACCTTGGGAGCGCTGCGGCCGAGCTGCCTCAGCACCTGCGCGGTTCCCGCCTCGAGGCGCTTCAGGTTCGTAGCGCGACCGGGAATGGCCTCGGACATCTCCTTGGTCACGGGATTGCGGACACTCTTGGCCCCACCCTCCACGGCTGCCGTCACCTTGGATGTCCGCCTCGGTGCCTCGAAGGTCTTCTGCCTCTTGACCCAAGCAACCAGGTACTCGTCTACACCTCGGTCCATGTCCTTGAACCTGAGACGTACGTATTCCAGACGTGGATCTCGTGGATCGTCCTTCAACCAGGAAAGCACATTGGTTCGGATGTCCCGCTTGACCGCATTAAGGTGCTTAGGGCCAAACGGTTCCATATCCTGACGGAACGTCGTCGTAAAAGAGTTATCCACGACTTCTTTGATAACGTCCTTTGAAATGTTGTACTTCGGCAAACTCAATCCCGGAGTTTGGCTTGGAGGTTCCTGATTGAAAACGTCGTCGAGGAAGCCCTCGAGGGCGTTGCGGTAGGCGACGGAGGCTTCAGTGAACTTGGTCTTGGAGGCCACGGCCTTGGCCAACCGGCGCTCCGATTGGGCGACCCGCTCACGGTCGGCCATCACACCCTCGACCAGCTTGCGGCTGAATGGGTTGAGGGTCTGGCCCTTGTTGATGAACTGCTCCTCGAACATGGCTCCCGCCACGTCCTTCTCGGTCTTCAGGCCAAGGCCCGCCAACAAGTGGCCCTGGCCCTTTGTTCCAAAGCCAAGCTCGAGACCCCGGACGTGCTCGGAGAGCGGCGCACCCATGACGTAGGCGGGATCCGGACGAGCGACTTGCAGACCAAGACGCGCTGCATGACGCCCCACTGATCTATCGGCAATCTGCCGGGTCATGTCCATGCTGGCCGACTCAGGCGGTAGATTGCGCCCCATGAGGTACGACATGATCATGTGCGCGTCACGCACATTCAGGTCGGAAGTGGCGATATCTGGATTCGCCAACCCCAGACGGATCGTGGTCCCAAGACCTTGGGTGCTGAACTGCCGCAGTGCGTGGCCGAGAGTGGAAACCTGCCGTTCAAACTCACGAGCGTGACGCTGCTTCAACGGGGGCATTGCCGCCCGGGCCTTCTCCAGGCTGTCCTGGGTCCGACGAAGTTCGTCCATGTATTCCGGGCTATCGACACGCCCGAACCACGGCGTGATCCGCGATTCCAGAACCGGCAGATCCGGATCGAGGCGGACCCGGGTGCCTTGTCCGAACCCGCCCTTGGACATCGGCATCACGTCGAGGGCATACTGGAAGTTCTGTTCCAGCTCCGGCAACAACGTGGTCGCCTTCGTACGGGCCTGCCGGCGAAGCAGCTGCGGGTTGGGGTACTTGAACCCCTTCTCCGGGAGATACATCTCCCCCGGCCGAATCGGACGGTCCAATGATAGTTGGAGTTCTTCGTCCGATTCGGCCACGGGTCACCTCACTTCTTGGGGGCGACCTTCGCCTTGCCACGCATGGCCGCGAAGGGGTTCTTCTTGGGAGCGCCCTTGGCCGGCTTGGCCTTGGCACCCTTCATCATCATCAGCTTGTTCTTCATGACACTCTCCTGTTGGGTTCCGCAACGGGCGGAACATGTTGATCAGATAGTAACTAGTCGCCGCCGGGAAGCAAGATTGAGAGCTTGATCTCCATCTGCTTCGCGGCTTCCTTCTCGGCCTCGCACTCCTCGCAGCCGTAGCCGCACTCCTCGCACTCGCCCTCCTCGTCCAGCTCCTCGCCGCACTCGGGGCACTTCTTGGGGGCGTACTTCGAGGGCCGCTTCGGCTTCCCGTTCAGTGGGGGTAGTTCAGGCATGTCAGCAGTTCCATTCTCGAAGACTTCTGTTGATCCGCGAATTGGGATTGGCAGCGACCTTCGCGGAAGTGAGGCGTTTCTTCATGCCTCCCATGCGGGCACAGAAACTCCTTCGTCGGGATCCGCCTTCGGGCTGCGGAGCCTTCAGGTTTCCACCGGTGGCCCGGTTGTAGGCTTGCCGTCCGGCCTCGTTGAGACCGCCCTCGGGGTTCTTGTGGATCGCCTTGAAGTTGAAGCTCTTCTTGGCCATGGGTTAGGTCCTGGGGTTGAGGAGGTTGAGCATACGGCGGGCGGCGTCACGGGACTCGTCGATGGTGCGCTGCTCGAGCTCGATGCCGTCCATGACGCGGGCCTTGTTGATCTCCTCGATAAGCATCGGGAGATTCTGCTCGATGTACTCGCGCGACACGGAAGTTGCCTGGTGACGGGCGGGCTTGCGGCCTTTCGAGATCTGTTCGCAGCCGGGCGCCAGGAAGTCGGGCTGGCCGAAGCGGCAGGCGGCCCAGAGGCCGATACGGAACATGTGCAGGTTGACAAGCCAGTCCTCGTGGATGTGCAGCATCGGGACGCCCAGCTGCCGGCACAGACGGCGGAACGCCTTCGGGCTGAGCTGGAGCTCGTCGCAGAACCGCGACTCGTGGACCCAGCGGAGCCCGCCGCCCAGGCTGAAGGACATGCCTCGCTTCTTCTTGCTCACTTCTTCCGCCTAAGTACAAAAGCCCGTGGCCCACTAAAATACTCGTCCTCTACGACCGCCTCTTCACGGGCGCCAAGTTTACGCCAAACCCTTTCAGCGTTCGGCATGGTTCCTGATTCTTTAGATGTCCCTGTAGATCCTATGTCTACATGCTTGGCCAGCTCGGTCAAGAATGCAGGATAAAGACCTTTCTTCTGGGCTTGAGGATGTAGGTTTACCCCTGGCCAAACAGGTTGGAATATCCTATTGGCAGGATTCCACATGAAAGCAATTTGACCAGCACTCAAACCAGTGGATGGATCTACGACATTGAAATGAAACATACCTGGTTCAGAGCCCGTGGCTCGAACTGCTTTGAATCCCTGGGGAAGCGGAATGCTTAGAGGGATTTGAGAAGCCTCTGCGGGTACAGGGGCTGGGCTTGATGCCTCAGCCCCTACTGAGGGTTTGCGGTACCCGCCTTGCCGGGGAGAAGGGCTTTGATCTGCGAGGGGATCTGCTTGATCTGCTCTGGAGTCAGGTCCTTGAGATACGTGAGGACGTCGGAGTCGGTGACGGTGCCCTTGCGGTCCTTGGCGAGGAGTGCACGGGTGTCCTCGACGACCTTGGTGCCGTAGGCCTTGAGGGCCTCGATGATGGGCGCGCGAGTCGGGGCCTTCTGACCAGGGGCCGGGGTGGCACGGGGCGTTCTCGTGGTGGCCTGGACGGTGTTGCGGCCCACGGTGGCGCGGCCTACGGTGGTGCCAGTGGGTTCAGCAAGCGGGACCGGGGCCTCGGCTGCGGCTGCGGGTGCGGGTGCGGGCGCGGGGGTTGCCGGTTTCGCAACTTCGGCAAGAGCTGCTTCCGGAGCCGGGGCCGGTTTGGCCTCGGGGGTGCTGGTGGCGGAACGAGCAGGCAGGACGCCGAGATCAGCAAGGGTGTTGAGAATGTCGCTGACTTGATCTTGTTTGCGAAGTTCGCGCACGCGGGCGGCAGACCGAGCTGCGGC